ATATTTTACTCATACCATGACGGAGAAACTACCGTCTATAGATGACTTCTATGAAGAGTTGCCATCTGTAGATGAAATTATAACAGAAGAAAAATTACCTTCCGTGGATGAGTTTATAGAACCTCCGAGGCCTGAGGAAGAGATAGCAGACGAAATACAACAGAGTGAAGAAGAACCTGTAGATACTGCACCTTGTTCTATTGAAGAACAGTATACAGAATTTGTGCGTCTAGTAAATGACGTTAGAGAAGATATACCAGAGATACCAGAAATAAAATATTATGATGAGCAGATAGCAGAACTATCTACAACGATGGAGGAAATTAAGGAAAACATTCCTGAAGTTCCTGAACAGAAATCTTACGATGAAGAAATAGAAGCAATATGTGGATTAATTGATGATTTAAAGGAAGAGGTACGCACAAACGCTGCGGATATACCAGAGATACGGTATTATGACGACCAAATTGAACGTCTTGAAACGAGTCTCAAAAGTCTTCCAGAAATTCGTCACTATGAAGGTGATTTAACATCTATAAGAGATGAAATTGTTCTAATTAAAGAATCTATTCCTGTATTTCCCAAATGGGTAAATGAGGTAAATGAGGTTCCTGATTTTTCATGGATAGGAAAGCAGTTTAGTGTAATTGATGATGATTTTGTTAAAGCTGCAGACAATGCAGATTCTATCCGAAATAGAATTACCGAAGAGGTTAGACAACTATCAGAAGATCTTGAAACTAAAAGATTTGAGTCTAAAACAGAGATAAAAGATTTAACTCAGAATTTTACAGAAACAAAAGAAAAGATATATGAAGAGTTAAGAACTGCTGCTGTAGGTATTCTTGATATCAAACATTCCTTTAAGAATGATGATAGATTGTTAAAGAAACAGATTATGAGTAAATATAATCTGTTGAAGTTAAATGTAGAAGAGAAAATTGATACGTTCAATAAAACCAATGAAGACACAAAAGATCTATATGCAGGATACTTTGAATCACTTACAGAGGAGATAAGTAATCTACCTAAAGTCAAATATTATGAAGAAGATATTAAGAATGTTAGAGAAGAATTTGCGAAAGGTTTAGATTCTCTTAAGATTCTTGTTGAAGACATAAGACAAAAACAAAAATTAGCAAAAGATGAAATAGAAAATATACAGGAAGGTCTGTTAAATGAACCACCAGAGAATACACAATCAGTTGGAACTGATGAAGATCCTTTAGCACCATTAGACAAACAGTTTCCTAATTTAAAATCTTTAGCAGATCATTATAGATTATTCATCAATAGAACACAACAGCAACTTGCTGTAGTTGGTGGCGGTGGTGCTGGATTTATAAAAGATCTTTCTGATGTTAGTTTTACTGAATCAACAGGAACTAATAAGTTACTGATTTATAATGGTGATGAATGGGTTGGTATTGCAAGCACTGCACTGTCACCAATAATAACTTTAAATGATGCATTAACCAATGGTAATGTATCTGGTATTGGAATTAGTGTTGGAGTAGTTACTGCAACTAATGGATACTTTAGTGGTATCGTAACTGCTGCTCAACTTAATTATGATGTTGTAACTGATATCTATTCTACTGGTATTGTTACTGCAACCAAAGGAATACAAGTCACAACTCTTGGTCTAAATGTAGCATCTGGTATATCCACACTTACTGATGGCCTTCGAGTTGGTTCTGCTGCTACCATATATGCTAACGGTAATATTGCTGCTGCAGGAATTGTAACTGCTAATGGTGGGTTTGTCGGTGGACTAACGGGTAATGCTACTGGATTAAGTGGAACTCCCAATATTACGATAGGTGATCTTGTTGGTGCTAGTTTAGATATTTCGGGTAATGCGGATATTGATGGAACACTGGAAGCAGATGCAATTACCGTTGATGGTACTGCTCTAAACGAATATATTGCCGATACTGTTGGTGGTATGGTCAGTAGTAATACTGAGTCAGGTATTACTGTTGCATATCAAGATGCCGATAATACTTTAGATTTCACTGTAGGAACATTAAACCAAGATACAACAGGTAATGCTGCTACTGCTACTGCACTAGAAACTGCTAGGAATATTGGTGGTGTATCGTTTGATGGATCTGCTAATATCAATCTACCAGGTGTTAACGAAGCTGGTAATCAAAACACTTCAGGAACTGCTGCAGGATTAACTGGTAGTCCAACTATTACAGTAACGGCAGTAAATGTAGGAACTGCTGCTACAGTATCTGCTAATGGAAATGCTACCTTCTCAGGTATTGTGACTGCAACAAGTTTTGTGGGAAGTGGAGCAAACTTAACGGGATTACCAGCAGGAGTAACGATTAATACGAATGCCGATAATAGAATAATAACTGGTTCAGATACTGCCAATACATTGAATGGAGAATCTGGTTTAACATATGATGGATCAACCCTTGCTGTTACTGGTGCTGGATCTTATACGGGCGACGTTACTTTAACCAGTACTGGTACTGATAGTGCAGCAGGCCCAATAGTAAATCTGTATAGAAATAGTTCTTCACCAGCTGACGCTGATTATCTTGGTCAAATTAAATTCCAAGGTGAGAATGATAATGATCAGCAAGTTAATTATGCGAAGATAACAGGTAAAATATCAGATGCATCAGATGGTTCTGAAGATGGTATCTTAGAATTTGCATTTATTAAAGCAGGTTCTCAAAATATCAATGCAAGATTTAAGAGTACAGAACTACAATTAATTAATGGTACTGATTTAAGTGTTGCTGGAGACACGACATTTACAGGTACTATTGATGCTAACTCGACTTCTGATTTTGGTGGAACAATAACCTTAAGTTCAGGTCAATTTAATGTTGGAACTGCTGCTACCATATATGCTAACGGTAACGTAACTGCTGGAATCGTAACTGCAACAAGTTTTGTTGGTGATGGATCTGCATTGACAGGTGTTGGTGCATCAGAAGAAGATACTGCTGTTTCATCTACAAGTGCAACTACAGTTTTATCATTTGCGAAAGCAGATTATAGAGCAGCATTTATTAAATTATTAGTTACTCAAGGGTCAGCTTACCAGAGTGGTAAATATTCATTAATACATGACGGAACAACAGTCACCGTTGTAGAAGAAAACGCGATTGCTACAGGATCTATGTTAGGAACATTCTCTGGAACAATCAGTGGAGATAATGTTTTATTCCAAGTAACAATGGGAAGTTCGTCATCTGCCACAGTCACTATACTCAAAGATCTAGTTACAGTCTAAAACTATGAAAAACTTTAATAAATTTATTGAGGAGGCAGCCGCTAAGAGATGCCCTGAAGGAAAATACTGGTGCTATGATGACCAAAAATGTAAGAAAATACCTGGTGGATACCATGTAGGTAGAGCTGGATATCTTGCCCGTGATAACGAATCAGATGATGAAAGTAAGAATGGGAATGGAAACGGTAATGGTGGCAATGGTAATGGTAATGGTGGTAATGGAAATGGTGGAAATGGTGGTGGCAACGGTGGTGGTGGAAATGGTGGTTGACATATATAAGTCAGCATACGATGATAAAAATGACTATAAAACCGTCAGTTAAATGGCTTGCAATTGGATTAGGTATAGTATTCGGTGGATCTCAAGTAGGATTAATAGGATCTGTTATTAGATTGAATAATAAGGAAAGTAGGTTTCCTTCACTCCCTGTTGGCCCATACACATCATATAGAGTTGTAAGTAATGCAGATGGTTCATATGATATGTTATACAGAGCGAATGATCCTCTGGTAATGTCAAATGTAAAAAATATACAAAAGAAAAGTGGATTCCTAGGTAGTAGGAAAGAGAATATAAAGACAACAGAAATGTATACAATGGATGGAGCAATCCACCATGGTGGGCCAGTTAGTAGCACTAGTGCATGGATAGATCCATCTGCAGTAAATGCAAAAGAGGATGCTCCAACAATCAGTGCTAAGACTATTGCGTGTATCGAAGCTGCTGGATCTGGAAGAGGAACTGGTAGAATGGTAGGTGGTGCTGTTGGTGCTCAAGCTGCTCCTGCACTATCAAATATACCATTTGTAGGATGGGTTGCTGCTGGATTTGTTACAATGTTCGGTGCAGATAAGGGTGGCGATTTAGGTGCAGATTTATCTACTTCATATGCAGGATGCGATGATGTAGATATTCCACATACTAAATAATACTACAGTATTGATATTCATATGGGATGGTCTCCAGCACAAGTAGGTGCATTAGAAAACTGTGGCATTAAGGTCGAAGATGCCACTGGAGATATTAAGTGGAGAGAATTTGAAGCGGTTGATATTATTAAACCTGAACCGATTCAATCACCTAAATCCAATATTCAATACATAGACCCTTTAGACGAGGCAAAACGTCTTCCAGATTTTCAAAAAGTAGGTCAGATATTAGCAGTAATTGCACAATGGAGGGGAGGTCAATATATGATCAAGATGTTCTTCCCTACAGTTAAAACCCCGTCACGAGTTGAGGTTCAGGATCAGATGAGAAAAGTGTATCCTGGTGCTAGACTCGTGGCTTACCAAAAATCCGATTATGAGCCAGGAGAACCGATCCTCCAGACAAGAGGATAACAAAGATTTAAAAAAGAAAATAGAAAAATTAGAGAAAGTATTAGAATTACAACAAAAAACAATTGACCACGACAAAAAATTCATGATCTAAACCATGCCTTCAGTTGACGACATTTATCTCGGTAATCCGAATCTAAAAAAAGCGAATACCGAAATTGAATTTACACAAGAACAAATATTAGAATTTGTTGCATGTAAAGAAGACCCTGTTTATTTTGCGAAGAAGTATATAAAAATTGTTTCTCTTGATGAGGGCTTAGTGCCTTTTAACTTATACCCTTTCCAAGAGAAATTAATTAGTAATTTCCACGAGAATCGTTTTAATATATGTAAGATGCCAAGACAGACAGGTAAATCTACTACCTGTGTATCTTATCTGTTGCATTATGCAGTTTTTAATGATAATGTAAATATAGCAATACTTGCTAACAAAGCATCTACTGCAAGAGATTTATTAAGTAGATTACAACTTGCATATGAAAATTTACCTAAATGGATGCAGCAAGGTATTATCGCATGGAACAAAGGATCACTGGAGTTAGAAAATGGTTCTAAAATCTTGGCTGCTTCAACTTCTGCAAGTGCTGTACGAGGCGGGTCATACAATGTTATCTTTTTGGATGAGTTTGCATTCATTCCAAATCACATTGCTGATCAATTTTTTGCCTCTGTTTATCCTACTATTAGTTCTGGTCAAAGTACTAAGGTAATAATTGTATCTACACCACGAGGTATGAATCACTTCTACCGATTGTGGCATGATGCGGAGAGAGGAAAGAACGAATATAAACCAACGGATGTTCACTGGTCTGAAGTACCAGGTAGAGATGATGTATGGAGAGAGCAAACAATTGCAAACACATCTGAAGCTCAGTTTAAGGTTGAGTTTGAGTGTGAGTTCTTAGGATCTGTTGATACTTTAATAGCACCATCGAAACTAAGAACGATGGTATATGAAGAACCAGCACAACGAAATGCTGGATTGGATATCTATGAATGCCCAATGATGGGTCATGACTATTTGATAACAGTTGACGTTGCTCGTGGTGTTGAAAAAGATTATTCTGCATTTGTTCTTGTGGACATTACTTCGTTCCCTCATAGAATTGTGGGTAAGTATAGAAATAATCAAATCAAACCAATGCTATTCCCAAGTGTGATATATGAGGTAGCAACAAAATACAACAAAGCTTTCATATTGTGTGAGGTAAATGACATTGGTGATCAAGTGGCATCAATTATCCACTATGATCTTGAATATGATAATTTGCTTATGGCATCTATGAGAGGAAGGGCTGGTCAAGTCATTGGTCAGGGATTCTCAGGTAAGAAGACTCAAATGGGAGTTAAGATGTCAAAGACTGTTAAAAAGGTTGGATCTCTTAACCTAAAGACACTTATTGAATCTGATAAGATTATATTTAAGGACTATGAAATTATATCCGAACTAACAACGTTCATACAGAAAAATAATTCATTCGAGGCAGAAGAAGGAGCCAATGATGACCTTGCTATGTGTTTAGTCATATATGCGTGGTTGGTTCAGAATGATTATTTCAAAGAACTTACAGATCAAGACGTAAGAAAGAGATTATATGAAGAGCAAAAAAATCAAATAGAGCAGGATATGGCTCCATTTGGTTTTATGATCGATGGGTTGGATGATGAAACTTTTGTAGACGCAGAGGGAGATCGCTGGAATAAAGCCGATGAGTATGGAGATCGATCATATATGTGGGAGTATATGTAAAAGGTCAAATTAATAAATAATTTCTAGTTAAAACAGAATGGTACGGAGACAAAAGCATGGCGACTCCTCAATTATCTCCTGGCGTATTAGTCAGGGAGGTTGATCTTACAGTAGGAAG